GCGGGGAGAGAGGGTCCAGAGGGGGCAGAGGGACCAGAAGTGACAGAGGGGGCAGAGGTGGAGGAGGTTTTGGTGGCGTTGATGGCGGCTTTGGCGTTCGAGGAGTGGGTGAAGCGGTTCAGGGAGGGGATGAGGCCGACGCTGAGGGTGGTGTATGAGGATGTGGGGCAAGAGGCACTGGATGACCTGGCGCTGTTGATGGGGTTCGATGTGGATGCTCCGGAGGTGGTGAGGGCGATGGAGCGACAGGTGCAAGCGTTCGCTACGCAGGTGAATGAGACGACATGGAAGGATCTGCGGCGAGTGCTGGCTGAGGGGTTGGAAGAGGGGGAGGGGATCGATGCACTGATGGGGAGGGTGAAGGGCGTGTTCGATGGGTACATGGATACGGATCCGGCAGTGGCTGAAAAGCTGAGCCGGTTGGAAGCAATTGCCAGGACGGAGACTGTGGCGGTTTCTAATGGGGGGACGATGGAGGCGTGGAGGCAGAGCGGGGTGGTGGAGAGTAAGACCTGGTTGAGCGCACTGCTGCCTGACAGGACGAGGGACTGGCATGCGGATGCGCATGGACAGACGGTGGCTCTGGATGCGGATTTCGAGGTGGGTGGAGAGGCGATGGCTCACCCGGGAGACCGGAGAGGTAGTCCGGAGAATGTGATCAATTGTTTGTGTTCGATGACGGCGGGGGTGAGGGTATAGGACACGGATGAACACGGATTGGATATTGGATATTAGAGATTGGATGTTGGAGGTTGGAGATGGGTAAGCAATATTTACGGGCGTTTGTTGATGAAAAACAACGCAAGAGGATTGCTGAAGCGCAGGCGGGAACTCCGATTCGATTTATTGCAAGCACTGAAGGCGTCAAACGTGATGGACTGGATTTGCAGGTCGATCGATGGGATTTTGAAAACTATAAACGGAATCCAATCGTTACCTGGGTTCATAACTTGTCTGGCCACAGATTGCCGATCGGGCGAGGAGATACATCGATCGACTTGGAAAAAAGAGTGATGTTGGCAGACGTGAGTTTTGACCAAGAAGATGAATTTGCTCGCTCTATAGAAAGTAAGTATCGGAGAGGGTATTTACATTCCATTTCAGTCAGTTGGGATGATATCGAAACAGATGATGGAATGAGATATGACTTGTTGGATATTGCTGCTGTTCCCTTGCCGGGGGATCCGGAGGCGCTGGTGGAGAGGCAGTTCAGGGCGTTGAGGGCAATTCTTGAGGGGGCAGAGGGGACAGAAGTGACAGAGGAGCCAGAGGGACCAGAGGGGGCAGAGGAAACAAAAGTGCCAGAGGAGCCAGAGGGGGCAGAGGAGGACGAGCTCTGGAAGAGGACGGCGGAGGAGATGGTGGGGTTGTTCTCGAGAGGGTGTGAGCTGGGTGAGGAGGAGAGGAAAGCGGAGTATCACCGATTGTGTGCGGCTTACCGGAAGCTGGAGAAGACGCCGCCGGAGTTACTGCCGTTGAGCACGGTTAGAGCCCTTGGAGAGGGAGAGGTGGCGGGGTTGTTTTTGGAGGGGGAGGTACCCCCCCCGGCCCCCCCATCGGGCAAGCCGATAGGGGAGAGATTGGGAAGGGGACAGGTGCAAAAGTTGATGGGGTTGTTGGATGAGATGAAGGAGGTTCTGGCGGAGCCTGAGGGAGGATCCGATGGATCTGAGCTGGGCGATGAGGCTAACCCTTCGACAAGCTCAGGGCAAGCCCCCCCTGACCCCCCCAATGATGGGGGGGAACAGTTGGAAGTATTAGCGGAAGAAACATTATCACTACTTGAAGAAATGGAGGTTAGTGATGGAGAAACTACTTGAACAAATTAACGAGCGAGTGCAGGCGCTGGGTGAGCAGGTCAGTGAGGCACGATTGAAAGAGATCGTGCAGACTGAGCTGAACCTGCTGTGGGAAGACCAGGAATTCATCCGGAAGATGCGGTTCGGATCGAGCGGCGAGCGGAAGCTGTTCGGCTCAAAGTTCCACCGGTTCGGGTTCGAGATCGCGGATGTGGAATTCTTGTTCGACCTGATGGAGGCCCGCCAGCGGGCTGGCATGGGATCAGGACCCAGCGAGGAGCTGCGGAATGCCTTTGGGCATATATCGCAGGCGATCTATGTGCCTGAGGATGAGATCCGCAAGATCGACCAGCAGGCATTGGACGGCGTATTCAGCCGGATCCCGGTGCGCTGGTTCCCGCTGGAAGACCAGGCATTGGCGGCTCGAGGAGCCTGGATGGAAACCCAGGCATACCAGAACGCGATGCGCGCAATGGACACGGCGGAGAGCGGGTACGGCTCGCAACTGATCGGGGCGCAGTATGTGGCTGATCTGTGGGAGGGGGCACGGCGCGACAGCCGGATCTTCTCATTGATCGAGACCTTCGAGATGACGGCTCCGACAGCTTACCTGCCGGTGGAAGCTGATATCCCAGAGATGCTGTTCGTGACGGAGAACACGGCTGCAGACAGCTCTGAGTATGGGACCAGCAAGACCGGTTCGAACCGGGTGCAGGTGGATGCGAAGAAGTTCGTGCTGCACCAGATGTGGTCCGGCGAGATGGAAGAGGACAGCATCATCCCATATATCCCCTTCCTGCGGCGACAGGCTTCGAAGTCGTTGAGCCACTATTCTGACAGCCTGGTATTGAACGGTGATACCACGAACGCAGCGACTGGGAATATCAACCTGGACGATGCTGACCCGGCGGACACAAAGCACTACCTGGCTGTGGATGGCATCCGGCACGTGTTCCTGGCTGATAACACGAACAACCAGACGGACCACAGCGGAGCAGCGGTCACTTACAACGCCCTGGTGCGTTTGAAGAAATTGCTACTGGATACCACGTACCTGCATGATTGGGGTCACCCGATCAACCCGCAGGACCTGGTGTATATCGTGAACCCTGACCTGGGCGATGAGATCTCGCTGCTGGATGAGACGCTCACCGTCGATAAGTATGGCCAGAATGCAATGGTGGTGACTGGTGAGATCACCAAGGTCGGCCAGAACCCAGTGGTGCCTTCGATTGCGATGAGCAAGACGGAGGCGGACGGCAAGGTTTCGACGACTGGGGCCAACAACACGTTGGGCCAGGCGGCACTGTTCAACCGCAACGGGTACAAGGCTGGCTGGCGACGCCGGGTGAAGGTGGAGACCGAGAGGCTCCCCGCCCGGGACCAGACCCGGATCGTCTATTCGATGCGCTTAGGTTTGGGTCGGTTCTCACCGACCGGGGCCGCGAGCGGGATCGAGCACACGGCTGGGTTGTTCAATATTGCGTAACCCCCCCTATTCCCCCTATGATCCCCCCTTTCCCCCAATGGGAGAAAGGGGGGATGTGAAGGAACGGAGGAACTAAAGATGAAGAAATTTGGTTTGGTTTTGACGGTTTTGCTGGTGCTGATGGTTTCGCTGGTGGCCTGTGAAATTGAGGCACCGGAGGAGCGGGCGCGGGAGCGGATCAGCATCGATGCGCGAGACGATGCGTACCTGTTCAACGGGGCTGATCTGTATGTTTACAGCGATGATCACAGCACACAGAAGTTCCATGTTGACGGCGCGACCGGAAACGTGGTGGGCCTGGGATATGACTTCCAAGGCGGTGTGCTAGACCTGGATGCGGACAACGATACGAGCATCACTGTGGATACTGACGACCAGCTTGACATTGAGCTGGGCGGCAGCGACCAGGTTGTACTGAAAGCTGTAGCAGCGGCAGACAGCGCCGCCACGAACGAGTATACGGAGATCGCTTTCACGACACCGGTAGACACGACCGGGACGAACACGCACAACGCTTTGACGATAGATCTAGCGGTGGGCAATGCAACCGGCGGGACGAACACCTTGCGCGGGATCCAGATCGACAATATCACCGGTGATGCGCAAGTAACCGAGACGGCGATCAATGTTGGAACTGGCTTCGATGTGGGCCTGGCGGTGGGCAGCCCAGCGGATTACACGTATGTGCAGGGCGCTGACAGCGCCGGTACTGGAGATGCGCTGGAAATTGCTTTTACTTCGCCAGTCGATACGACCGGGACGAACACACACAACGCGTTGACGATCGACCTGGCGGTTGGAAATGCAACCGGCGGGACGAACACTTTGACGGGTATTCAGATCGATGCGATTTCTGGTGATGCGCAGGTGACGGAGCAGGCGATCAATATCGGCTCCGGGTTCGCTACGGGCATCAAGGTGCCCCAGGACCAGGAGAATATCGGTTTGCCGACGATCCTGAGCGTGGATATCGATATCGACAACGACAGCTCGCCCTACACGTGCGCAACTGTGGCAGACGGCGAGACCTGGTTCGTGCATACGGTTTATGCGAACGTGCTGGATAACTTTGCCACTGGCGGCTCGAATGATGCGACTTTCGATGTCGGAGACGGCGGCGACCAGGATGGTCTGCTGGACCTGGATGATGCGGAGCTGCAGACAGCGGATGTGGATGTGACCGGAGGCCCGGCAGGATGGCAAGGTTACGGATCTGACACGATCGGAGCTTACATGGCGGCAGGCGCCGGGTTTGTGTACTCGCAAAGCGGCGCGGCTGAAACGATCGACTGCACGTTCGCCGGGACTGGATTGGCATCGGACACGGCTGACTCGAGCACGGATATCACGGTTTATATCGTGTATACGAGGCTGCCATAACCCCTATCCCCCCTGGCCCCCTTTCCCCTTCCTTCGACCCTTCGACAAGCTCAGGGCTCAGGATGGAGAAAGGGGGAGAGAGTGAAGCGAAGGTTAGGATGAATATCTTGGTGTTGACGGATAAGCGGTACCTGGGGGCTGCCGTGGCGGTGGCTCCTGGCGCGGATGTGTGGGTCTTCCCACCGATGACGGCAGGTGATTTCAGGCCAGAGTTCTTGAAGGGCTATGAATTCATCTATGTGGACCTGCACGGGCAGCCGGAGAGTGTGTACCTGTACTGCGATGAGGGAGAGCATGTTGCTGCTCTAAGTGTGCAGACGGTCAGATCTGCGGAGATAGGTGACGCGGTGGTTTTTATGACGTCGTGTTATGGACCTGAGACACCGTTTGTGAAAGCTTTTCTGGGTGCTGGCGCTAGTGGGGTGGTGGCTGGATATGGGGTGAACTGGGGCACTCGTAAGCGGTTGAGCGGGGCGCAGTTGCTGGGGAAGTATTTCATGGAAATGCTGAACCCGCAGATCTCAGTGGCGGAATCGCTGCAAGCTGCCAAAGGAAAGCTAAAGCAGAAAGGCATGAGATCAATGCGAAAAAGTTATCGAAAAGCGGCGCAGGATGCGCTGGAATTTGAGGTTTTTATAATCAAATAAATGGGACACGGATTTCACGGATTGAACGGATTAGGTATTAGATATTTGATACTGGAGGCTTGTGATGGGTGATTCTACTCTTCAATATGGTTTGAGGGGAAAGTGGGTGCGCTCACGCGCAATCACGAATTCGGATACGGGGACGACGGTGGCAATCCTGGATGTTCCTGCAGGAACGTTCATTCCACCGCACGGGATTGCGATTGAGGTGCTGACTGCTTTCGCGGGCGGTACACCGAGTTTAGATATCGGCGATGGCGATGATCCAGATGGCTGGATCGATACGACGGCGATCACGGAAGCAACGCCAGGCACTTACGCTGATGTGGATGCTGCTTTGGCGGTGACCGGGAAATATTATGCCTCGGCAGATACGATCGACGCGGT